TTATTTCTCCAAATTTCTAGTTCGGTTACTTTCTTTTTCTAAAGATTTTTGCTTCTTGAAAGTCGGTAACAAATTCAAAGCCTGCTTCCACGAGAGCGCAGACGTCTTTTTCTGTTTTGGCATACAGACTGTCGAGCATCCGCAACCACTGTAAAGCATGATATCGCCAGTGCCGGTCACTGTTCCAGTTGCATAGCATTGATCATTGATGAAGACGCTTATCGTACCGTTTTTAGTAAAACTCACGCATTGAATTGTCATAGAGGCGGGAAGGCTACAACCGACCTCCATGTTTGCGTTGACGGTATTACCTGTATAATTAAATGAATTGAAAACTGGATTAGCGGAAATCTCCATAGTTCCTTCAATAGCAGTTTCTTTTGCGCTCCCCTGGTCAGACGAATAGAAGATAAGAAGAAAAAAAACTATAACGATGATACCGCTAATGGCGAATAAAAGCTTGTACTGTTTAAGGAAGCCGGTTATGCTCATTTTCTTTCCCCGTCTGTCGAATTTGCATTTAGGATCAATTAGCTTTTAGCTCCTCGTTCGTTTTCCGAACATTCTTTTATAAATCAAGAGCCGACAGTCCCAACTGTTAGTTGTTTACCAAAAGCCGGAGCTTAATGCGTCGGAGGCGTGTCACCGCCTAGTCCTAATTGAAGGATAGAAAGAGAACAAATACAGAAAAGAGGAATTAAATGAACAGAACGGCGTTAAAAATAACCGCAGTTGTTGTAGGGCTAGCAACAGTGCTTGCTTTAGCACTATTTGTAGCTCCAGCAATAAGCGGCGCCCAGACAAATGATTCGAGCGGATCTACTCAACCAGACTCAACAGTATACCTTACGCCTCCCTATACAGCGCATAATAACTCATTGGGAAATTCGATGTCTAATATGACAGGCAACAGTTTGGAAAATGCTGTTCAAACGGCGCTCAAAGATGACGAAGTGATTCTGCTACAAAAAGCCCTGATCGAAAAAGGCTTTACTGAGGACTTCAAAGGAAATTACGGAGTCGAAAATGAAGATGGCAAAGAATTCGCTGTAGTTCTAACATTTCTAGGTGCTGAATCTAAAGCAGGGATAATCTACTTGAGTGTGGAGACCAACCATACCGCTAAAGCAATCATTTCTGACGAGATAGGCGGCCTTCCCACAGCGATCTATGAAATCGATGACAAAGGAAACCTAAAAGATTACGCTGACATAGATTGTGGTAGCTATAGTAGAAACGTAAACTATGCTTGCACAGGGCAATCAAGTTGTGACGGAGTAATATACCATGCGGGCGAGGGACAATGGTGCCAAGGATCACATGCTTGTGTAGGTCATCAAGATACTCATTGGCATGATATTACGTGGTGTGGTCACTACGGAATATGCGAGTATCAAAGAAACGTTGGTGGAAGCGCACCATGTGGTGTGACATGGGACAAATGTTGGATGGATTGCTGGAACATGGTTTGGAGCGGATTAGCACCAGGATGCTGGCCAGGCGGCGGTTATACAGGAAGAGAATGCCATTACACGATAGTTAGTTGCGCATGCTAGAGGAAAGCGGATGAGACGACGATTAACAGCATTGTTGTCAGTAATACTTATCGCAATGACGACAATAATTCTCTTTATTTTTTTACATTCAATATCCTCACCTAATGTAGCAGTAGAGTTGACCCCTCTTCCGCCATTTAACGTTAAACATGGTGAGAGCTTCTCACTTGAAATTGCTGCAAGAGGTGACTCGAAATTCAATGCACAGGCGGTGCATATTCAAGGCACATTAACCTTGCCAGAAGGATTTGTTGAGGATTCAACGTATACTAGAACTCGACAGTTGTTGTTTGGAAATTTAGATCCCAATGAAGCAATTTACTATGTACTAACTATAACTGCTTTAGACTCGGTTAAAGCTGGGCAATATAACGCTACGCTGAAAATCTGGGGTGCAAACGTTCCTATGAATGAGATGAGCTTAGCGATTATGGTTGACCCGTGAAATAGGCAAATAATAAATATTAGTAAATACTTGACTATTTACACCTATGTGGTGTTAACGAATGAAACGACTATATATAGCGTTAATTTCAGTTGTTACGGTTACCCTTATTATTGGTATAGGCATAGGCATCATATTTTTGGGTCAGGCTCCAATAAGCCAAGCAGCTATCGAAATGGAGTTGAACCCTTCACCTCCACTGAGTATCAAGTCCGGAGAGGAACTGTCTTTTGAAATCTCGCTAAGAAATACGCCTGGATTTAAAGCGACTGCAGAAGGTGTCGAAGGTCTACTTGAACTTCCAAACGGCTTTATTGATAAATCCCTAAATACTCAGACAAGACAATTCATATTCGGACGAATAACCCCCGGCGAAGGTAGTCATTATAGTATCACTATAGCCGCTGCAAACACCGTTGAACCAGGCGAATATCATGCCAAACTTACCGTTTGGGGAGCTAATATTTCTACCAATGAAGTCGATTTAAAAATAATGGTGATGCAAAACTAAGTTTAAGGCAAAAATAAAGGTTAAAAAGTTGCTGGTACCTCCATGACTTCATTTTGTTTTTTGTCCATGCCTCTTAGCCAAAAACAAAAAGTTGTTTGGTTGTTGTTAAGCAAAGGTATGTCTGTATCTGAAATAGCCGGTAAATTGAGTACCACAAGACAATACATTAACCAGACTAGATCAACGGCAGAAGCTAAGTTGTCTGCTTTGCTTCTTGAGGTTGCAAAGGCGAATGACTTACAATTGATAAGTCTGCATTCAAAAGAGGGGCTATTATTAGCCTATCATCCTGCGCTTAAACGCAAGGCAATTATTACTTATAGCGTTAAACATGGGATAAAAGTATGGTTTTGGCATGATAACCCCGAGGAAATTACCAATCAACTGTTTCTTGATCAGGCACGAAGATATTTAATTGATATTGCTAACGAAAGGGGTATAACCATAGAGCATATGGCGGACATTCACCCTGCCCGGTTAGCACATATAATATTTGCCAAACTAGTTCCGGAGATAAACTTTTGCATACGCTAAAAAGGGGCAAAAAAAGTATTAGAGGTTGGTTTCCGGATGCGGACCGTTTTACTGTATACCAAGCGGTTGATTATAAAAAGTGGCATAAACAAAGAATAGGCGGTCTATTGTTATTATCTCTGGGAATAAGTTTGTTTATTGCTTCATTTTTCTTTGCCGCAAAAACTGACTATGTCGTAAATTCATCTTTTATTTTAGAGCCAAACGAAAAATTGGACCCATATGAAAATGGAACATTTTATCACACACACGTTATTGGCTCACTATATTTAGTTGGTGAAGTTACAGTTGAGAGTGGCGCCGTTGGTTTTACTGCAGATGGGTATAGCACTCAAAGTTTAAAGAATGTATTCATTAATGAAAATTACACTTTAGCGATAGACTCTGCTCAAGATCAGTATACCTTTACCTTCGAAAACTTGAGTAGCGATCAAAGCAAGATTAGGTTTACTTTAAAAGAAAGCTGGCTTGACGTAGTTTTTCTTGTACCTGCCTCCATAGTCCTGATAGTTGCAGTCTCAACGGGTCTACTCATAATTAAGAGGAGCTCCAAAAAAGAAAAAGTATTCGGTTTATAGCTTCGTTATCTTGAACTGAAAATTATGGATAAACTTTCAAGGGAATGCGAAGAGATTGAGCGTTAATGATTATTGTTATGAAACAAAGTGTTGCGGCGGTATGAATAGAGTAAATAGCATACTGGCGAGCTGAGCATCGCCTGCTAGCTGAGGTTTTTAAAAGAATGGGGTAACGCTTGTAAGAATGGAAAATATAATTTGGACAAAAAAGTAGCTATTCCCCAAATGACTGTAACTCAATGAAAGCCTGAAAATCGTATTTGGCGGTTAATATGCCCCAAATAGGTTAAAACAGTCTTAAAATAGTTGTAAAAACGCTAACGATTTTCGCGATAAACATGAAACCACACGAAAGACCTCTCTTTAAACCAGACGACATAATATTCGTCTACACCAGCCAAGAAGCAGTAAAAGACGGCATCCTCTTTGACCTAGACCAAATCTTAACTATAAACCCCGCCAAACCCTTCTTCCTCAAATACGTCACCACCAACCTACTCGAAAAAGGCTACCTCAACCCCCCAAAAGAACTCGACGCCGAAAGCACCCTCAACATCCCAAATCTCAAAGACCTACTCAACCAAACAGCCTAAATCTTCCGCAAAAAACCAGCCGACGACTACTTTGCCAGCGGCAGAATCGAACTCCCAGACGGCCAAAAACAACAAATCTTCATCGCCCAAAACGAAACAGGCAGATACACCGCTATGCTCCCAGAAGACTACTAACCTCTCTTTTTTCCTTACGACTCCTGTCTCCCCTGATTTTTATTCGGGTTTGCCCAGAAAAGGTAGACCTTTGTTTGGGAAAGCATTCCTACCAACTTTATCAGCTTGCCTAGCTCTAGTAAATCGGCTTTACGCACACAGGCAACATAATCGGCGACTTTTCCGAAGGGCTGATGTCGGCTAGCTGCAAATTCCCTCCTAAAACGGGTATGCTTGTTTTTGAGGAAGGCTTCTTTGAGTTCCTTGATCTGCCCCGGTTGCAAACTTTCAAGCTTCGCCAAAACATATCTGTCGCTGGCTAAGAGTTGAGCATCAAACCCTAAACCTAAGAGCACTTTTGAAACGCTGGATATGCTTTTTACCGTTTGCTGTTGCGCCACTTTTTGCATGCCAGCTTTCTCAGCAAATGGGCTATACTTTGCCATAACCGCTATCAACTCAACAAATCGAGTCCCGACCAGCGGCATCGTCTCACGGATGAGCTTGGCGCCTAAGCCTACAGTGCGGTACTTGGGGTGAATAACTACTCGATTTATTATGCTGAGTTGTTTGTTCATTTCTTGAATAGACATTCGTGGAAGTACCATGCGTCTTCCATAACAAGCGGGCGGAGGGTAACTGTAGACTATGACGCCACAGAGCTCATCGCCTCTTACCAAGCGGAAGATTTTTCTTGGAACCGCAACCTTGTGCCCTCGGTAGTGGAAGCTGCTGAGTTTTTGCCAGTCTTCTCTTGTACCTTCTTCAACTTGCATTTCTCGGATTAAGCTGCATTCGGCTGCTGGAGTGTTTGGGTAATAGTCGATTTTGATTTCTTCTCCGAATCGTTTGCGGATCAATACGCTGGGTTTGAGGTCTTCGGATAGGTCGCTGTGTGTTGTTGCTGCTATGACTGCTTTGCCTTGTTGCCGGGCAATCTTTTGCAGGTTGTAGGCGATGATTTTAGCGGTGTCTCGGTCTAAGCATGCGGCGAATTCATCCATGAGCCACCATTGTTTGCCGCTTTCGATTAGTTTGGCGATTCGGTAACGGTACCGTTGGCCGTCGCTGAGTTGGCTGTAGGTGCGGAGAAAAAGGAAAGCATCGTTTAAGCCGACTTTACTTAGCAACTCCAAGCCTTCTTCGACTGTGGCGCCGACGGTCTCAATCAATGGCTTCTCGGCGTCCACTGGAACATCTGACAGGTCAATGGCTTCCTCACCCAAATCCGCCTTAATCGCTCGCAGTAAAACGCTCTTACCGCTGCCACTATCCCCGGTGATGTAGACGATGTCTTGAGGCCCAATCTTCAATTCTGCATCCAGCACCTTGAAGCGCTGGGTATCGTCGATGCCTAACCCGAAGGCTTCAGCCACAACCAAGCTTCTTGGCGTCGGCTTAGTGTGGGTTTCATAGCTTATGTTGAACGTGAACTTACCTTCCGTCCGATCGTAGACTCGTCGGAATTGCCTTATGCGAAAGTCTCTTTGCCGTCTCATTTCTTGGTCACCTTGGAATAACTGTCAAAAATGGTTCGGGCTCCATCTGTACGGTTGCAAACACGGCTAGCGCGATACTCCAAAACACGTCATCGTGGGTTCCGTTTGGATGGCTGTAGCCTATGGCGCCGTCTTTGCGTAGGTCATAGCGTTCAACGTTAAGCTCTGTGCAGATGTCGCCTCTGTAGGGTCGCTCCCAATTCAGGAGCGGATAGTAGAATTGTTTGTTCATCATGCGTTGTTTTAGTAGGCTGGCCATCTCGCTTTTTCTGGGTACGCTAAAGTTGACGCCTTCAGCGTTCTCGATGCTTGCTGTTTGCATGTCGGCTATGATGCTTGGGCCTTCGCGGGTGAAGTCAACTCTGATTTTTTGGAAGCCGCCCCATCTGTCCTGCAGCGCTTTGAGGTAGCCGAGAACTTGTGCGTAGAGTGTGGGTTGCTGGAAAATCTTTAGGTGCCGAAGGAACAGCTTATCGTTTAAGCGCTCAACCACCGAGAGAACGCAGTAATCTCGGGTTTGCGCCAAGTCAAGTCCAGCGAAAAAGTCGCCTTCACAGCTAGCTTCAGGGTTGAACTCTTGGAGGTCTTCGCCGCAATTCTTTATCGTACCTACGCATGCAACAATTTGGCTTTGAGCTAGCCAGACGTCTTCGTCCTCTGCCCATTCTGCTTCCATTTCCCGACGCCAACGTTGTGGATCATCCCCGAACTGGCGCTTAATCTTCTCAACAATAGCAGGCTTAAGAGGGCCATTGGGTTCAAGGGCATCACTCCACCGAACATGCGAGCGCGCAAAATCGGAATAGTCTTTGTGGTTGCACATCTTCCAAAACAGCGAATCCGTATTCCAAGGTGTTGACGTCGCGATTAACTTGCCGTTGGTTGTTCCAAGCGTAAACAGGATTGCATCATAGAGCTCCTCGTCGTTAGGAACGAAATTGGCTTCTTCGATCCAGATAATTTTGAAGGTTGGGCCTCTGATTGTATCAGGGTTGTTTGGAAAAGCCTCAATGATGCTGCCGTTAGGAAACGTGATTTTTGTTTTTTGAACATGCATGCCTTGTTGTGGAAGGTTTCGACAGAAGCTTGCCACTCGCCTTATGTTGAGTTTGGTTTGTCGCCAGCTTGGACCAACAAAACCAATATTCAAATCAGCGTTATTCCAAGCATCAGCAAGATGCAACGCCCCAATTCCAGTGCTTTTCCCCGTTTGACGTGGCCAGCGAACCGCATTAAACTGAAACTTTTCATAAGACTGAATCAGGTCAAGCAGGTACCAGTAGGGCTTAAGCTTGCAGTACTGCTCAAGAAACTTGACCGTGTCCTTGGATACTTCGTTAACTTCTGCGACTTCTTCAGCCTGCTGTACGCTCGCATAATCCTCTAGTGAGCCTCGGATTATGTGGTAGTCAGGCAGGTGCATCCGTCTTGGACTTCTTGTTCCTTGTAGATTCGGCATATTTTTCCTCCAACTCAACCAATCGCTCTTCCAACTCGCAATAATTGAAGTAGTCAGCGAAAATTTCCTTGTAGACTTTCACACCCGAAATGATGCTACGCAACCGTAGAACCTCGGCTTGATCGAGACCTGGCTGCTCAAGCTCTTTCAAGGCAGCGGCTAGCTTCTTTAGCGCCTCTTCAACGCTTGGCAGTTCCGCAGGTAATTGGAAAGAAGAAGACAATCGTCTGCTGTGCGCTTTGTCTTCTTCTTCTCTTTTTAAGCCTAAATCGTAAATCTTGTTGAGCACCGCATCTCTGGTTTTGACCATGATTTTTGCGATTTGGTCAACGCTTTTGCCCTCGCCAAAGAGGTCTCTAAGTTGGCGTTCTTCGTTGATGTCCCATGGTTTGCCTTTGGTCATGTTTTCTGCCCCACAAACAACCCAATTACAGTCCCACTCAGTCCGGTGATTGAAGCGAAAATCTCCGCATTCCAAGTATGCAAAATGGCTAAGTGCGCCAACTCAAGAGCCGACATAAACGCCGTCATGCATATGGCGAATTTGACGCCCAACACCAGCTTAGCATTGGGTTCCTCTACGATAAGGCGGCCTCTCTCAAAGCGTCTCCGAGTTAAGGCGCGTTTAATAGGGTCTGCCATCGATGCTCAACCTCCTCTGCGCAAGTGCTCTTCGAAAAGTTCTCGGGCGATTCATGGAACGGTGCCCGCCCATCATGAAACTATTAACAAGCCTGCTAGCCGAATCGGTTGGAATATGCTCTTTGACCAAAACCGTTACGCCAAGTGCCCAACCGATGGGAATTGCAGTGTAGTCTAAGTCGAAGAGGCCATCGGCATAACGGAAACTGTTCTGGGCAATCACAATATGCTTAATTTTGTCGCCGATTAACCCAACGAATATGCCCCAACTTTTCACTGGGACATCGATGGTCATGCCTGAACCGCTGCTTTTACCGACCGATGCATCACACCAGTCAACGGCGATTAAGTCACCGGGTTTAATGTTTTCAAAGAGTTTTAGGATTTGCTTACTCATTTTTGAGGTCACCGTCTTGCCTTGTAATTGTTTAGGGCGTCCGTTCTGGCTCTCAAGGCATAAATCCAGTCAGCCATCAGCTGCCTCTGATATCCAAGATTCAAAGTAACATCCAGCGTGTTGTTTTCTGCCAACAAGTGATAGTCCACGCTTTTGACAAGAAAGCTAACAGCTGAGATGCTTTCGTTTGGCAGAGTTACCGAAATCATGTCACCGGGCAAAATGGGCGAAGCCCCATAATTAAGAACACTGCTTTTTATGACCAGAGAAGTTTTAGCCTGTTTCTTGTAGGCCAGTATGGATTTTCCTCTGAGCATGCATTCGTTGTCGCTGTATAGGTCTTCGACGATGTCAACGTATTGGCGTTCGCCATAGGTGGCTATGCTTGCGGCGTCGGTTTGCACGTTGCTGTATCTTGCGCCGGTGAAGTAGAGTTGTCCGTGCCACACTTGACCGCTGACGCCCGGAGTAACCAGGTAAGCCGTGACTGTTACGGTGCGGATGTTCATCCAGTCAAAGTCGCCGGGAGCAGCCCAATCTGTTGCGTGGTTAACGCCGACGTCCAGTTGGAAGGTTGACCAATCGTTACTTGAGGATACGCTGTTGACTGATGGAAGAGTGCGACCGCAGACCCGCGACGAGGAATCATGCAGGATTACCAAGAAGCCGTCGGATTTGACAAGGTCATCCCGCAAAAGGGCTAGGAACAGTTTGGGGTAGATGTTTCCGTTTACGGTTGCGTTGAAATAGTAGATGCTTACGGCGTTGTAGGCGGTGCCCGTGGTGTTCTTGACGCTTGAGCTGGCAGAAGCATACCTTAAAGCGCCATCTAAAGAAAGAGAACCACCATAACCTGTCCAGTATCCACTCGCGGGGTTGAGACTCTCGACCGTCTCATCAACGTCTATGGGTGTGCTTTTGGCGGCAGCGCCATAAATGGTAACTTTGTTTCTAACCGAGAGGATATCCGATTCCGTTTCCGCCTCTTCAATGCAATCAATTAGGCTAACCGCGCTTGTTTTGGCGCCTCTGTGGAAAAACTCAAAGCGGCCATCCGGTGCAACCCTGAAATCGTACCCGATAGCACCTGCTTTGTCGCTGTCCTTGGCGATTTGTTTGAGGATGTCCCAGGCCTGCTTATTCTCAAAATCTAAACGGGTGAAAGTGGTGTCGGTGTCTTCAACCAGCTCCACGCCGCCTCTTACATGAGGCAGCCCCGAATGATAATCCAGTAGATGCTTGACTATGTCCTCGCCTTTCATGAGGGCGTAGCCTTCGGTGACGTATTCACGGAACAACCTCTCGCCCCAGTCACGACCAGAAACAGTAACATAATGCTCGGATGCGTTTGACTGGAACTTCATGTTCTCGTTTCGCGTAGTAATGAGCTGAGGACAATTGGAGCCTCGACCCAGCATGATATAGCCGTCTTCACCAAGCGCGATTGGGGAGCCGCTGGGGCTGTATTTGCCGTTCCAGTTTTGGAGGCGATAGGCGAAGCTGCTGACTTCCTCGGTTCCGCCCAAGTGCACGGCTAGCTCCTGAATGTCAGCCTGATTAATCGGACCGCCCGTTACCCCCGAGTAGAGAGCGACGGTGGGCGTTGCCGGTTCACTCATGTGTCCTCGACTCCTTGGCGATAGATCGCCATGTCGCCAGACCGCACGATGCCCCGTGTAACACTGGTGGTTTGGCTGGCTGTGGAGTTGAAGTTCTGGATGCTTGACGTTGCCGTGTTCATGCTGTTGGCGAAGCTGTACATTGCAACTGCAGCAGCCGCTATAACAGCGATACCCACGCCAGTGAGAGCCAAGAAGGTTCCGTAGCTGATGTTTAGGGCGTTCTGTGCGGCTGTGGCGACCCAGCAGGCGGCAGAGTAAACTTTCTGGGTAACCGCGACGCCTATGCTGGTAGTCATGAATGTGCCCATGACCGAGACAACCATCATTGCCGAATTGAAAACCTTAGCTTGGGCGTCATCGAGCAATCCGAATTGGTTGGCGATGTAACCGATAGCCATGCCTGAAGCGCCGATGCCAGCTATGGCAGCGCCTAAACTCTTAACCCGAGCGCTTAGGGCTTCGGCGTCTGTTTTTATTCTGCTAAACTCGTTGCTGGCACGGTTAACCGCCCGAATGGTTACGGCTATTTCGCGGAAACTCAAAGTTCAGCCTCCGATTTGGCTTGCTCGATGGCTGAGGTTATGACTGCTTCGAGTTGTGGTAGGTACTGTTGGATTGCTGGGTAAAGGTAAGGATGGGCTTGCATGTACTTGGTGCCCAATTCAACAAACAGGGCGTAGGTGGCGTCTGCGCCGATTTCAGCGGTCCATTCCTGAATTTTCGCATAGATGGTGCTTCGAAGATAACCTGTGCAGACGGGAACAAGGCGCATGGCTTCTGCTTTGACGTCGGCAGCCCAGCTAGCCAAAAAGCTGTGGACCTCACGCTGCATGCCCGAATCTAACCTTTGCATAGCCGCTTTGAATTCTTCTACGCCGCTAATGTCGCAGGTTACTTCTAGTGCCGTTTTGCTTCACGCTCCGCTTTCCGTTTTTCTTCTTCAGCGATTTCGTCCATTACGTTCAAGATGTGGCAGAACTCCTGCACTATTCGGGCTGGCTGCTCTGCGAGTTGGGTTGGTGTCCATCCGAAGGTTTGGCATAGCCGAAACTCGACAAGAGCGTTGTGCGGTTTTCCTCGTCTAACTGCTCTAGTAAAAAACGCAAATCCTCCCGTGACATTCCGTTTAGCTTGTTGACTACTTTAGAGAAAAGCTCCCCTAACTCAATGGGAATACCGTCTTCTTCTCCAAGCAGCTTTTCGAGCGTTATTGGGTCGTTTTGGGGTTGGCCATGCATGCTAGCCAGTATGGTTTCTGCTTGTATGGCTATGAAATCACTGCTTTCTACATCGCCGCTCAGCTTGTTGTATCGGGTATGCTTTTGAATGATGCGATTGCGCTTAGCCCAAGTGATTTCAGCGAAGGCGTAGGTGCCCTGGTATTCTTCGCCAAAGCGCTCATCGATTTCAAGTTTTTCGGTTTTCACTGTTTTATCCTCCGTGACTATAAGATGCTGAGCGGTCCTCTCGCCGTGAACGGAACCTTGGCATAGATTAGGTCCTCGGATTTGCCGCTCAATGAAAAATCGTCCCATTTAGTGTGCTCGACGCTAACCTTGTTGACACCGCCAAGACCAAACTCTATGCTGGTCTGTTCTATGTCGGCTAAAATCTCGTCTGCTTCCTGTTTGCTCTCAAACTCAAAATTGAGCTCGCCCGTCAGCCGCCGCTTGCCCCAAGTGAGATACTTTGCTAAATGCCCATTGACTGATCTTATGACCGGGACAGCTTTGCATGAGTTGTCAATTTGCAGCTTCCAAGAAGTAACCCGCTCACAGCCAACCCCGCCGACCCTGACGTAGCTCTCGCCGCCTGTAACTGCGCCTGCATACTCGGTGTAGGTTGCGCCTGCAATTTTGGCTAGCGTGACCTCAACGTCTTGGGCTGGGAATTCTGCTTCACACTCTAAAATGCCGTCTATGTCGCATGTTAGGGTAGCTTTGTCAAATCTTGCACCTTTGTAGAGCAGGCTTATGATGTCGGTTGCGAAGGCGAATTGGTCCTTGTAGTAGAGCACTTGCAGGGAAAGGCTAGCGTTTAGCTCTTGCTTGACGTACTGCAGCAAGTTTATCGGAGAATCCGACGGAATGGGTACTTGACTTTTAGAAGCGGCTGCCTTAATCCCCGCTTTATAGCCACCACGTCAACTGAGCCTGTGCCGGGGATTCGGGTGTTGTTTGGGTTTATGTCGGGGTCTATGTTGCTGCAGGAGTGCCCAAGCGTCACTGGATTGGCTGGAACTACGCCGAAGGAGCCTTCGGTAGCGTAGTAGAACTTTTCTTGGTCGCTATGATAGGTGTCTACCATCTTGTTTTTCACCTGTGACTATGAAATGGCAACTGACTCGAAGAGCCAAGCCACGATTTGGATTTCTTCTGTGTAAAGGAAGGGTTTAACGTCGGTTACATCGACGTCTCGCCAACTGTGGGCGTCACAGAAGGTAATGCCCCGCACGTCAACAGTTGCTTGAACAAAATCGCAGTTTAAAACGGCAGGCGAAATGCCATTTGACGGGTTGGTTGTCCGCACCATTAGGTATAGGAAGCCGTCATCGTTGACGTAGTTTGAAAGATTGGCAGTTAGAATGAGGTTTACCGTCTCATCTGCCGAGGCAGAACCAATCTGCAAATTACTCCAAGTGCCTGCCACTTTATCCCATACCTTTAGGGTTACACCGTTTCCCGATGGAGATAGCCCAAAACCTTCAAACGCCAAAACTATGCGCTTTAAGCACTGCTTTCTGGCTTCGTTTCGGCTCTCTCCCGTTTTTGAGCCGATTTTGAAGCGGAAAAGCATAAACGCAAACTCGCCGTTGCCAGTTGCGCTTTTAGAGTGCCTTGAGTCGTCGCTTGCCCAAAGGTTCGCGTACTCAGCATTTGACAATTCTGTCCATGCTGGGTTAGATGGCTCGGGTTCGGTTGTGGATGCTGTGTTATAGGCCTTGTGTGTTGTAGATGTGGAGTCGATTGGGTAGAAGTTGTAGACTTTTCTGTAGGGCAAGTTGCGGTTTTCGGGAATAATCACCAGCAGCTGTTCAAGGACTTTATCGCGCATGACTCTGCCGACGTCTGAGCTGGCAGATGGCTTGTCAACGGTTATAATGGTTGCTCGCAGGGAGTAAATGCGGCGCCTGAGTTTGCCATCTAAGGTGTGTTTCTGGGCTTGGCATGGTTCAGCAGTCTTTGAGACGGTGATTTGGGCGTCGTAGTCTTTGAGCAGTTCCCGATCATAATTCGCCTGAGAGCAAAGGATACGAGCTAAGCCACCATCATCTTTGACTACTCTTATTCGGGACTCGATGAGGCGCAGAACGGTTACGACTGGGTTTTCAGTTTCACTCAACTTGCGATTAGCCTCCTTGCGACGCTTTTAAAGTAGAATCGCTGATTGGCAAACGTAAAGGGCGTCACTGTTTGGATTTCGTAGTCTTCGCCCTGGCGCCTAATCTTGTCGTGCACTCGAACGGGAAGGAACGTGTAGAAAGCCAAGTAGTCATTCAGGTAATAACCCGCTTCCAACATGACTTGCTCGGCTTTGAGAGAGGCAACTACGGCCAGCAAATCCAATGGCTCGCCATAAGTTACTGTTGCCGCAGCTTCTCGAACAGGATAAAGCGTGACCGCCTCGCCTTTGCTTTTCAGAATCTTGGTGAATTGGGTTACTGGCTCCTCATAATGAAGGAAAAGCCCGGCTAGCCAACAAACCGTAACCATGGCCTGCTTGTTTTCAACATAACTATAGTCTGCATGTTTTGCGCCCCAAAACATGAACTCGTTTGCGTGTTTGCCGATGACTTCTACGCTTAGCTTTAGGCTTGGTTTGTCGTGGTTGCTGCGGATTTTCCTAAGAATTCCGCTTGTTACTGCATCGTAGTAGTCGCAGGCTGAGAATCTGCTAACGACGTCTATGTAACCTGCCCAGCAGATTGCAGGGTCATAAGCTGGATACTTTGCGCTAGCTCTAATGTTGTTTAGGCTGTTGTAGACTTTTTGGCAGCTAACACTCCAGCCTTCAACTTCATATAAACCCAGCAAGGCGTAGGCGAATGGGTCATCGTAAACCTCGTTCTCAGTTAAGCCCACTCGGTGCCATTTGCTATCTGCAGGGTCAAAGTCTAACCAGAGATTCTCAAAGCCAGCCCTGAGAAAGTCTATTGCTTTGCTCATAATGCTCTGGTGCACCGAAGCGTTTGGGCTGTCGTATTTCTCGGCTAGCATCTTTAAGCCAATCAAACCGTAGAGGCATTCTACATCCAGTTGCAGAAGCCATGCATCGCCAATTGTCACAGCCCGGGCAAAGCCGCCGTAGGCCTGCTGGTCCTGCATTGTTTTGAGGAAAGTTGCGCCGGCTAGCTTAGCAGCCTCCAAATAATCTGAATCGTTTGTGAGTTCATATGCTCTTAGAAGTGAGGGTATGGCTCTGCAGGCGTCTACACTGTAATAGTAAGTGCTTTCCTCTGCACTCTTGAAGCCGCCATAAGCCTTGCGTGCTAGGTCGAGGCACTGCTGAGTTAGAACCCAATCAGATAGACTCACGATTTTGGCGTAGATGTCGGCTTTTCTATTCTCAAATTGCGGAACATAGTAGGCCTCATAGAGAAAGTCTATAGCGAAGCTAGCCGCCAGAACCCCTTTGCCATAACCTGGGTCAGGTGTGCTGGGTGGAATAACATAGACGTTGGGCGCGTAATCCATGATGAATTGGTGGTAGGCTTCAGGAACGGTACCCATGGCTAAGCGCTCCCCACATAAGGCGTTTTTAGGCCAGAAAGAAGCCGCTCAAACTCCGTCTGCAACACAGCTAAGCTTGGCAGTGAAAAGTTGGAAGTGCTCAAATCGCCGACGCTAAAGTTTAAGCCGATTGCTGAGCCGCCAGTCAAATAACAAACAGCGTAAATGGCCGCCAAAACAGTGATGGCTTCTTTTTGGGCTTCGGTGCAGTTTTGGTAGTCTATGTCCGTGGATAATTCAAGCTCTAAAGTAACCTCTGCACGCTTAATCATCTTTAGAACTTTAGCATCGGGAATATCCAAATCGCTTAGATGAAGAACATCCCTGACGTCCTCAATAGAGACAACGACCAAGCTACAATCCCATGAACCCTTGCGGCTGAGAGTTCAAATAGCTTGAGAGCCAAAACGCGATAATATCGTAAACGTGACAATGTATAGAATACGGCAAGCTAAAACCTCAAAGAGACCCTTGAGATCAAAAAGCACTAATAAATTATTAGCCCAAACACGCTTGTACAGCATAGGGGATAATATACGGTGACAGCAGGGAAGCTACCCTAAGCTAAACCGAGTGTATTTCAAGAGGTCGCTTAGGTTTTGTTTTGGTTTTATTCCTATAATAAAGAACTAAATACATTAAACCTGTAACAAAGAATAGCCAAGTGAAGATTAAGTTATTTATACTTACAGCGTTCAGGATTAGAACAATAATAAGAGAAAGCAAGGAAAGAAGCCACAATAATTTCACCGTTAAAAGGTAGTTAGGTTTTTTCTGTTTTAAAGTTGCCCAAATCAACTGCTTATAGAGATGGTAGTCGTCGTCATCATCGTCTGGAAACTCTAGCATGAGCTTTGAAGCTAGTTTACCTTTTTCAGTTAGTTGATATTGTCCTGCTTCATTCTTAGTTATTAGGTTACTAAGAACTTTTAAGTGGTAATTTAGCAGTCCGGTGCTGCCTGCTTTTGTTGCTTCCATTAACTCAGAATATCCTAAACTGCCCTTTTCGTTAAGTAATGAGATGATTTTTTGTCTAGTCTCATCCTTTAGAATCTTGTGAAGTGATGATATTCCTGAATTCATACCCCTAAAGTAGTCTGACGGTATTTAGAGCTTATTGACTGTTTTTTTAGTCAATCAAAAAATCAAGGATATTATTCCAATATTCTTGCATGTCTCAAAAATTAGGCAGTGATACCTCAATTATCATTAGAGGTGCTACCTTGACCTGATTTTGACTGATCCCAGAGTTCCCAGCCGAACTTGACAGCGTTCTTTCGGAATTCTTCCGGTCTAACCAGCCCAAGCTCAGCGGCCCTAATCAGATCGGTGGGCACAAGCTCAGGCGTTTCGGGACTACCAAAATTTAATCGAACTTTCGCTTTAGCGGCATCTAAACCAGCCTGCGATACCGTGACAGCAAAGATTTCTTTCTCAACTTGACGCTTTATGTAGCGCTGGACGGGTTTTATGAGCATGTCCTGTAAATCCAGCGCCGCCCTTGCGCTTGCCTCAGTGAATCCTGGCGTGCTAAAAAGCCGTGGGAGCGGTGTTTCGCATCCGAGGTAGAATTGGTTTACCATGTGGTCGATGTAATACTCGAACCGTGCCCTCGGGTCAATGGATACGGGATAGACGCCGACGGATTTAGCGCCGCTGAAAAGCCACTGCCCCTCCTCCGGGCGATTCTTGATGGCGCTCTCATACTTTTTGATGGTGTCCTCTTTCTGGCCTTCAAGTTGAACCACGACGTCCGGACCAGCGTACTTGACAAAGATGTTGGGCAGAATCTTCTCTATTTTGGCTTTCATCCAAGCATACGATGGACGCTTATCCGTGTCAACCGTCAAAGTGTGAAGTAAAACCTGTAGCAAGCCCACACCGAAACCAGACGGAACATCACCGTTTAAGCGCCAGTGGATGACAGCTTCAGGTTTTAGCTCGTTTCCAGCGTTGCCGCTGTAGGTGGCTTGGAGCTGGTAACCTGTTACCTTATAAGGAATTTTTAGGGTAGGAACAGAGCTTAGCCCAATGCGTTGGACTGAATCAATCGGCATTCGCAAAATGTCGGCTAGCCGTTCAGGTGTGATTTTTAGCCAGAAATCGTTGCCGCAAGCTATCAGTGGCTTGGCCATATCGTTTAGTAGGCCGTCGAGGTTGACGTCTTCGCAAAACCTGTCAACTGCTGCTTTAGCTTCGGCTGCTTTGTTGTATTTTTCGTCAACTGTGGTGTAGAAGCCCATGCCAACCGTGGAAGCCGCCAAAAGGTCAACACTGCTTTTGCAGGTTGGGTCTCTGTCATAGAGCTTCATGACATCTGCCAGTGGGATGCATGAGGTGTCAAAGAATACTCTGTCCTTTGGGGATGCCACGCCTGAAGCGGACGCATAGGAGAGTACCTCACGGATTTTTCTTAGGACATTACTCATACAGGAATAACCTCAAGAATTTTTTTATTTCCCAAAAAAGAGGGATGAAAAATTGTTGTTAGAGCAGTTTAGGTCATGGTCTGCTTTACGTTGGTCATTCGGGCAATAGCTTTGGAGCGAAGGATGCCAGCGCCAAATCGTGTGGTTCCACGGACGCCGTACTGGCCTGTTTTGACGTCTTCCCAGTCTTCAACGGTGACGTCTCGGCGTAGAAGCATAACTGAAGCCACGCGGGTGTCGATTGCGTACATTGTTCCGTTGGGTACCAGAGTGCTTGACTGCACTGTCATGCCAAGAACGCTGCCGATGGTACCTTGTGCGATGTCGGTTTCACTGCTTGGCAGGTAGACGGATTTTACGAATTTATCGTCGTTTAGCAGCTGGTGTAGTTGCATCTCGTTAACGGCTAACACGTTGGGACGCCAGTGTTCTCTTCGAACTGCCTCATGCAAACTCAATAGCGATGCCCAGCTTGCCACAAGACCGCCGCCAGCTAACTCTGCGCCTGTTGCTAAGTCTCCGGCTTGAACTGCAGCGTACAATGCCAAGATTACTTCGGTTTCGTTTTGTCCAAGTGCTCTGCCAACGTTGTCGACGGCTTTGCTCATTACGTTCCAAGTGGCGTCTTCAAGGTATTCGCGGGACCATTCGTCTGAGGATTCGGCTAGCTGGTTTGTGTAGATGTCTACTGTGGAGGGTTTCTTTGAGCTTAGCCTTGTTACTGCGCCTTCGGCATATCGGTAGCCAACTGCGCCTGCGTCAAGTGGGAAACGCTCCATCGCCTCAGACGTTGGCATGACAGTGATTATGTTTCTGCCAATCAGCTCAGGCCATGCAGCATCCACCATGGTGTCATGCATTCTGCCAAGGGCGCTTGCCATATCGCTGAAGAAGCCTTCTTTGACACCCATCTGCGAGTAGCGTTTTAGGAATGGGTGGTCAACTTTCTGCTTAAGCTTCTCATAGACTTCCCGCTGGTCGTTTTGCTTTGCCATTAAGGCTTCAAAAAGTCGAGGTTTCATTGCTATCACTTTTCGACATCGATGAATAGCAAGTCGCCGTCGGTGGTTGTGGATTCAAGGGCGGTTCCGAGTTTGCGGTTGTAGAATATGGTGTAGGTTGCTGCGCCGCCTTCGTTGACTGCTTGGTCAACCAGTGGGGCTACTTTGTTGCTTCCAGCCGCGCAAACAGCTTTTCCGCGTGTTATGGCGCCGTTTGCGGTGACTTTTACTCTTCCACGTTTAAGCACCGGACACATTTCCGCTGCCAACACTGTTTTAGTTGCCACGCCTATAGCATCGTCTCCGCCCGGGCTAGCCGAAACCTTATCGTCGGCGCTCAAGTAAACGGGTGAGCCTTTGGTGATACCTGCTGCGGCTTCAAAAGATTCGATGATGGCGTTTGGGTCGTCGGTTTCTCCTGCAGCCATCCAAGCTTTGCTTGTTTTATCAGTCATCTAATCAATTCGATTTTATGTTTTGAATTTCCCAAAGTTCGTCCTTTGGTACTCTCCCTCATAGAAATGAGCATAAACACAGCTAGCATCCTCCGGCTTTCTGCTCTAGCTGCTGGACTACTCTGCGTAGTTCTTGGCACATACGTTGCGGTCCTAAACTCCAACTTCGCTGCACCATGATAGAGGGTAAAATGGCTTCAATCATTTTGGCTGCTTCAGAAACCGCTATCATCTTAGGAGGATTCTTGAGCAAACCGCCACCCGGAACTTGTTTGCGTAAATCCTCAATGGTTTTTTGCGCCTCAGTTAACCTGTCTTCTGTTTGAGTGAGTTTTTCTAAAACTTGCACGTTAGTCTCGGGAATGCCTGGCACTGCTACAAGGCTTAACTCGGCATTATGCAACCCATGAGGAACTTTGCCATCGACAAGATCGACGGCTTCGTAGTCTGCGCCGACGCTAACATGCTGGATTAGGCCTTTGCGGATTTTCTCAGCTGTTGCCTCGTCGTAGATTTCCGCTTCATACCAGAGGTTGTGGCCATCCCAATCGGTCTTTGTAACTTTGCCTATCGCGTTGGGAACTGCAACGTGCTCGATGTAGACTGGAGCGCTAGCCAGTTTGCTTGTGAAGGCTTGCAGCTCCTCAGAGGTGTAGATGTTGTGGTTTCGGCTCATGCCACTGCACATGGCTACACCCCGAATACACAGGGGTTTACCAGACAGAGCTTCAAGAACTGTGAAGGGCAAAAGCGAAGCTATGTGTTCCCTAAGTCGCTTACACTCTTTACAGCCAACGCCATCCTGAGACATAACTAAATCGCAAAAACAAAGCGAAACTACGCTTTAATGGCTTGAGAGCCTAAACAGGATAATATCATAAGTCTGATAATGTAAAAATAGAGAGAACTACGAAGTAAAAAAATATACGAGTTTTAAAGAGGCATAAGATATTCAAGCATGTGTTTGGCGGGTCTTGGTTTTTTTAATGCTTAGAAGTATCAATAAAGCAGTTATGCTCACTGTGGTTGCAGAAACGCCGATGATTAAGTACAAGGAGATCGTCTCCGACATTACGGTGAAATTAACAGTTTGGGATGCGCCGATTCCGTTAGCATCGCTAGCATAAACCGTAATATTGTGAATGCCTTTAGGGATACCAGTTAAGGTAGTATTACCATCAATCGTAACATTATCTTTTCCATCCAAGCTATATCCTATCCACAATGCGGCTTTACTCAAAGTAAATGTCAAGGGTATATCGTTTTCATTGTAAGACAAAGCCGTTGGGGAAAGAATAACAGGGAAGGGCGGAGTGTTACCATACTCGATGGGATAGTACTGTTCATTAATTGATGTGTAAGTGATACCATAGGTTTGTGGCATACTTCCGATGTTTGGATATGAGGGAATATAGCCGCCAATAACATAGATCACGTCATCCACTACCGCAACACTGAAATCTTGGCGCTGTGAGAGCATATTGGCGCCAACTGTCCAACTGCCATTATTTGGATCGTAAACTTGCGTTAAATATAGCGAACTGTTAGGGGCATTTACAGGGTTGTAAAATATATAAGCTCTCTCTGGAGCCATTATACCAGTTGTAGCACCTAGAGCACCTTTGAAGAAACCAGCGAGCGGTGGCGCTCCATTGCTCCAAGTATTAGCTTGAGGGTCGTATATTTTGGTCATTGCATTTCCAAAGAAATAAATCTTGTCATTAAAGCTCCCCGAGGTAGTTGCTGCAGAAAAGGGCATCTGAATGGTCGCTTCCCACTTGTCCGTTGATGGATCATAAACCTGCATTACGTTACGATTAGGATATCCATTAGTGAAGTAGATTTTTCCGTTCACAAGATGGGCTAGCGCTGATATTTGAGGTAACGGTGCAGCGGTTTTATTTTCCCATTTGTCGGTTGTCGGGTCATAAACCTGGTTGAACCCCTGTGTAATATTCGTTTCCCATGTACCCTTTGATGAATTGAAAAAGTCGCTAACGCCGCCTCCGATGCAATAAATTCTTCCCTGATAGACTGCTGTGGCGAAATTACTGCTTGGAATAGGCATGGGCGCCTTTTCAGCCCAGTTATCGGAAAGGGGATTGTACTCCTCGTTAGTGCCTACAACTTTGCTTTCGGTTCTCGTTGAATCTTGATGAACAAGAACTTGTCCACCGATAGCATAGATTTTTCCATTAACAACAGCTAAGCCCAAATCAGCTCTTGCCTGAGGCATGGGCGCCTTCTCTACCCAAGAATTCTGAGCAGTAGTGTCCTCTGAGGCACCTTTCGGAATGGAGGTTGCAAAAATCGAGAGAATTATGCAAGAAATAATGAGCATCGAGAGAAGCTTTTTCTCAGCCATCTTTTAGCCATCCATTTTTACCTTTAGCGTGGTTTCATTAAAAGCTTACTGGAAAACCTCTTAATCCGTTGGCTCGATGCCATTAGACGGATGTTTGCTTTTTAATGAAAAAAGAAAGGGATATTGTGTTTTTTGTCTAATAGTAGTAGCCGGTGTAGTAAGATATCCCGTCTGTGTCAACCCAATTAAGCCATGCATCATATCCGAAGTAGGGGTCCCATGTCGAGCTGTCGAGAGAGATTGAAGATGTTTGTGCCTGAATAGTTGCAGGAGCTGTTCCAGCCCAGTTACCGTAAACGTAGATGTTGGGATTGAGTTCGAACCCGTAGCCATCATAAGCATGAACTGATATCCATGGAATTTGGTTGTCAATGTTAACAGTGATCGGATAAGACCAACTGCTCCAGCCGCTGTTTGCTGTTCTTGCTTGGACTCTGACGTTATAGAATCCGCCTGTGCTCCATGAGTGGTATTGATTGGCTACTTGACCATCCGAGCACCAGACCTGCGATGAAGTTCCGTCGCCCCAGTCGAAGTTATACTGTATATCTTGGCCGTATGGGTTGGTTGCGAAGGCGCTGAAGGGGCCGATTTGATTGTTACTATTGCCAGTCGTTGGTCCGTTGATGGATGGTGTGCTTGCGACATCGGATGGTGCGGTAAATTGCTGTAGGTGTATGTTACCGTTGCCGTAGATTGCCATAGTGCAGCCAGGTTGGGATGGGAAATTCCACCACTCCGCAGTAAAGCCTGTTCTGAGAGGGGAACTGCCAAAGCTGCTGCCCATGAATTGCCATGATGCACTGTCTAGCGCTTGGTTTACAGTTTCGCTTGTACATAGCGCATAGTAGAAGAAAGCAATAACCCAATAGTAGTATGGATTGCCCCCTTGAGGTATGTTCTGAGATAGCGAGGCTGATCCATATGGAAAGCCTATGTAGACTTGCGGTGCCCAGTCTGGATTGCTATAGCCATCATTGCTTATGTGGTCATTTATATTGAAACCAGACATTGATCGAGGTTCAACAAGACGATGAGTCCATGCAAATGGCATTCCGACTGCTCTTGCAGGGTATGGCGGCCATTGGGAGGGCAGCATTCCTTGACCGAATTGGGTAGTGTCCGCTGATAGACAGGTATTGATGAAAGCAAAGGCAACTTTTCCTTGCGTTACCCAAGGATAGATGGTCATGTCATAGATTCCATGGCTCCAATCGGTATAGTGGCTACCGTATGTACCGATAACAGTGCCTGTATTGTCTTCAAACATGTAGTGGACTTCGTTTTGCGGTGCTGGTGCGCCGGCTCGTCCTGGATAACCGCCTACTCCGTGGTCGAAGTCTACGACAGCAACATAATCGTTGTTGCTTTGCAGGTTTAGAATGTCACTGCATATTTGGCCTCCATTTGAATAACTGCCTTGGTGGTCAATGCCTGCAACGTCTGGATTGCCAGTGTAGCCACCCTGTGAAAAGCGATAGGATACCCACATTGCGGTATATATCTGGGCGTTAATTTCAGAATCGCTTTTTCGCCAGTTGTTTTGCGGCGGATAATTGGTATCATATGCGCCTGAACTTTCTGAGCCCCACACCGCAGCACCTCTAGGGGTTGCGCTGGCTATTCCTACGCCTGCAAAGAGGATTGATGAAAGCAGCAATACACAAAGGGCGAGAACACCCATTTTTTTAGGGAGGTGCCGGAGTGATCCGCTGATAGTTAGGCCTTTCCGTTGGACCGTCAAGAGAATAAGAACACCTGCGGTGGCTAAGCCTATGACTGAAATCGAGATCATTGCTGTCGTGCTTGAATTCGATTCTGATTTCGCATCTGTTTGATTGTTAGCTTGTGCCAAAATAGCGTTGTCTGGTGACAGTGGTGAGTATGCCGCCTGTATGCTTCTTACCTCACCTGTGTCTGCCCATATGTCAACTTCGATGCCGTACATTTCACCATACCACTTGTCTAAAGCAACACCGATACGCCAATCAGGATAGAGTTCCAGAGAATCAGAACTTCGGCTTACATCGACATCAATCGAAGTGTCGAGGAGAAGTTGTGTCCATCGTATGTTAGTTTCATTTATGTTGGCCTCTTTAAATCCGTATGGAATCAGGCTCATATTGTTAGCATACGCTCTTGCTGTGCTGATTGCGATATCTATTGCTTTCTCTTTGGTGACATTTACACTGGTGCTTCCGATGTTGTAGAGGTGCCAGTTATCTACAAAAGCTGTCAATTGCCCATTTTTGAGCCCCAAAGCGATGAACTTCGAGTATGGAGCTGAGGCGCCGTTAGCGGTGTAATACCATTTAAAAGTGGTGCTACCGTCTGAAAGCGATGTTGACTCTATCTGCATGTTCCCTGAAACGAGCGTTTGGTTACCATTGCCTTTCAAATCATCGAGAGAGGACGCCAAGTTATCGTAAAGCTTACTGCCGGTGTAAGACTCATAATTATTCATAAAGGCCTTTGCTGCAACGATGTTAATCTGACTTGCGTTTGGTATTATCACGTTTTTAGCGGAATGCGGGAGAGTATTATCGAGCACTTGTAAGAGCTGTAGCTTCCCGTTTGCGAATGTATACTGTAAACTGAGTTTACCTTGAGTTGAGTCTATGTCATATACCACGGTCTCCTGGGGGACGATGCCTAGAAACAAATTCTGATCGGTTTGCGGATAATAATTTGTAGTTACATTGAACTTGTCAGTGTTTATCCCAAGTACGCTTTTTGTTATAGCTAGTCCCTGTTGTTCGGTTGCTATCACTTCTGCAGTTGCCAT